GGTCGCGATAACTCCTTCGGACTTCTGAATCGACGCGCGCCATGAAAACCCGCAAGGCAGTCATCGTCGGAAGCACTAATTTTCCACTGGATACTGCGGTGGTAACACAGGTGGTGGAAATACTGCGTGGCCTCGGCCAGGGGACGCTGATCCTCACCCGCGGCAGTGACGGGCTCGACCAGTTCATCATGGCCGCGGCAACCGTCCTCGGGATGCGCTGTTTCACCTATCCATCGGAAGGGGGCCGCGACAACTGGGTCCGCGACGTGGAGATGGTCCGCGACGGGACCGAGGTCCACGGCTTCCTGTCGCTCGAAGACTTCGAGCGGGCGGATAAGATGTCGGGCACGATGCACGTCATTGAGCAGGGCCTCAATGCCAAGCGGCCGACGAAAGCCTACGTGGTCGTCGATGGCACCCTCATCACGGCGGGAGAGACCTGATGGGCGCCCTGACACCGGAGCAGTACGCCAAGATGTTCGAGGACATGGGCCTGTCCTACGGCGTCGCCTGCGTCCACAAGGGAATGCTCAACGAGGGAGCCATCTTCATGTTCCTCGGGCCAGCCGAGCCACCGTGGGCGTGGGTCCTCGTCCTCCGCGGTGACCTCAACAACTTCTACGAGGGCCAGCTCGCCAAGGCCCATTCCGGCCTCGATGTCTACGACCCGCTCAGCGACAAGAACTGGGCATGGGCCTCGGTGATGCCATGAGCAGCATCAAGGTCTACGAGGACGGCGTCCTGCTCGATCCGTCGGAATACACCGTCATCTCGGGTCCGCTAGCGACGGTCAGGTTCAACCGCGCGGTCGTCGGCAAGATCACCATCATCCCGGCACCCGTTTACGACCCGTGGCGATACGGCGACTTGGCCGCGCCCGCCGAGGGCTCGGACGATCTGATCTTCATGTACCTCGGCTGGAACCCCCAGACCAGCCTCCACACGGTCATGCTCGTCAGGATCGGCACGGTGGGCTCGTGGAGGTTCGGTTCGCTCCACACGGCGAAGCACGAGGAGATCGTTCCCGTTGACCGAACAGGTATGCTCCTCGGCAACGTGAAGCCGCCCGTCACAGGAGGCCCCTAGTTGACTGCGATCAGTACCGAGTATCGCCGCGTCACCCGCAACATGGACCTGATGCTCCGCCAGTCGTCCTACCGCGAGGAGGTGCCGACCCAGATTCACGGCCGGGCGCTGGGACTCCGAGACGACACGAACCCCTCGATCCGCCTCCACCCGACGACCGAGAGCCGGATCGCCCACGACGGCTTGGGGGCCCCCGACTTCGCGCCGGACTTCGAGCGCTACCTCGCCGCGGCAGGGGTCTGCATGTGCGAATGGCTGGACGAGGACGGCGAGGTCATCCACTCCTGCGACCGGGATGAGCGGGTCGCCCGATTCCGGGCCTCGCGCCGCCGAGCTGCACCACGTCGCCTGAAGGCCGCCCTCCGCCAGCTTCGCCGCCTGTCGCCACCGTCGTTCGACATCATCTTCCCGGTGGTCGCCCGCGGGCAGTCCCTCGATCAGGTCCTTCGCCGGGTCAACGACGGCCGGCAGACCCGCGGCCAGGAGCCCTACACCGACACCGAGTTCGGGGTCCACGTCATCGCCGGGCTCGATCTCCTGACGACGATCTTCTGATGAGCAAGATCGCCAGTGTGGCCCTCGGCGACGACGACCATGCCGTGCTCGCGATGACCGGGATAAAGCACATGCTCAGTACGCGGACACCCTCGATCGCCAAGAAGCACGTATGGTCACCCGCCACCGTCGGCTGGCCGATCAGTCCTTTCCCCTACGGCACGATCATCCGCCCGACCAAGGACAACCCGAACTTCCCGCCCGAGCATCGCCAGATGGTCATCGGCCTCGCGCCGCCGCCGAACACCGAGAGTGCGATCTGCTGCGTAAATCTCACTGACGAGGTCGCCCTCAATTTCTATTGCCACACGATCGCGAACATCGACCAGCGTTGGGAGGAAGACAGTTGAAGGCGAATCAAAAGAGCCCCCGGAGGACCGGAATGGTCCTCACGGGGGCGGTTCTGTTTCTCTGGGGTTGCGCGGCCCCTCCAACGGCCCGCGAGACGACACAGGAGCCACGGAGCGGCCCGGTGACGGTGATTGGGGTGTCCGAGCCCACCTTGGCGCCAGCGGCGCCCGTGGGGGCCATTTCGACGGCGATCAGGGCAGGCACGGCCTCGACCTACGGGCCGGGGTTTGACGGCTACCTCGCCCTGCCCGAGGGACCGGGTCATCTGGTCGAGGTCTGCGGCGCGGGTGGCTGTGTCACCCGGACCAGCAACGACGCCGGGCCCAGCCTCGCGATGCAGCGATTAGGCCGGATCGTGGACCTCGACGTGGCCGACTTCGAGGCGGTCAGTGGAAAGTCGTGGACGGCTGGTCTGGCGCCCGTTACAGTCGAATACCTCGGGGCGACGGTGACCCTGCCGCCGACCGACGTGGAGGGAGCGCCATGACCTCAGCGCAGCTTCAACTCAAATGGGCCCAGCGCGACTCGCAGTACGCGAACCGCCGGGTGCTCGACGGTGGCCTGGCCCTCAGCGAGGATGAGGTCGTCTCGGTCGTCTGGTGGCGGAAGGCGGAGGCCGCTGCGCTGAAGGGGCTGGAGCGGACGAAGGCGATGACGCTCCTGTCCGCCTGGGTCTCACCACGAGGTCGCCGGTCCTAGTCTTCGTGAACGTGCTCGTGGGCGATCAGGGCATCTCCCTGCCGGGCGATCTTCTGGTTTACCGTGTTGGCCTCTCGATACGCCTCGCGGGCGTTGTCGCTGGCCTCCTGGCTGACCCGCGTGTTCTCCGCGATTGACTCCTGGAGGCGGCCCTCCATCCGTGCCAGCGCCGGCTGACGCTCCTCCTCGAACTCCTCCTCGACGCGGGCATCCCGGCGACGCTGGACCATCGGCAGGTAGATATCGCGCCACGTCCGCAGGAACCCGAGGGCCGGGATCGAGACACCCACCACGATCCAGCCGAGGCAGACCGTGATGACCGGCCCGACTGGGGCGTCGATGATGTGGAACAGACGGCCGAGGACGAGCAGGCCGACGATGGCAGCCAGCGTGCTGACGAGGGCCAGCGTCAGGGCGTCGTCCACCCGCTCATAGAGGGACTGGATGTCGGGCGCCTGACTGGAGGTCCACAGGAGCAGGCCGAAGACGGTCCAACTGGCGATCGGGAGGGCCACGATCAGGAGGGCGACTACGACGACGAAGACATCCTGACTGATGAATTCCACCGTGGCACCTGATACAAACAGGCCGACCTGAACGACGAGCCGCCGCCAATGACCCTTCATCGGCGCTTCAGGAGATTGTCCTGCTTGCGGTAGTCATCGAGCATTGCCGCGAGGTTGTCCGTCCGGCGATGAAGCTCGGCCCGGAGCTTCTTCTCCTGCTCCAGTTCAGGGCGAGTTGACTCGTTCTTCCCGTTGGCAACTGGATGACGAGCAGGGGCGAACAACTTACTGAGCCAACTCACGACTTGCGGCGATCGAGTTCGGCCCTGACAGCCTGCGTGATCCGCTCGACTTCAGCATCGCTGCGACGGGGATCAGTGAGCAGGCTGACGGCCGTCCCGAGGAGGTCGTTGAGCCGTTTGAGTTCTGGGGTCGTGGATTGCGCGAGAGTCTTCCATTCGAGGAGCGCATCTCGGTCCTCCTTCTTCTCGGCGTCGACGAGCGAGCCGACTCTAACACGACCGGTCGCCAGTGCCCAGACCGCGATGACAGCAAAACCGAGGGCGCCGAGACCGGAGATCGCCTGCACGACTTCGGGAGACATCTCAACACCTTCCAACCCCGATCAGGGGCGTGCCACAGGCTGGGCACTGCTCGGGTGCCCTCTTGTAACCCTCGTAGGCGTCCGTCTTCAGGAACCCGACGTAGGTGGCCTCGGGTGACCAGCCGGTCTTGCCGCCGTCGGGCCGGGTGACCTTGACGGCGATGGGGCGGCAGGAGGGACAGCGAGTCGGTATGGACCGGAACGGGCTGCCCCTCCTCGACACGCTAGCCCGAGATGGTGGCTGACGGAGCCGGACCGGTGCCGGACTCAGCGACAGCCTTCTCGTCGGAGGTCGTGGTTCGACTGAGCACCGTATCGGCCGGACTCACCTGCCCGCGAGAGAGCAGGGCCAGCGCTGGGACGACGAGACCGTTGATCGCCGTCAATGTCGCGTCGGGGATCAGGATGCCGTAGGCCGCCGCGAGCTGCACCAGGGCAGCGAGCGCATAGGTGAACGACACCGGACTGATCGGCCGGACGGCATAGGCGTTGACCGCACCGACGAGAGCCGCGATGGCCGCGTTGGTGAGCTGGGCCTGCGTGCCGCTGAAGTGGGCGAGGCCGGTCGTCCCGAGAACCGTCAGGACGGCGTAGATTCCGGCGAGCCAGAGCGTCGGCTCGCGACCAAAGATTTTCATTCTCTCTCCCTGCTAGTGGCGCCGAATAGCGCCTGCGCGCAGCCTACAACTTCGTGTGGGTGAAAAACCACCAGAGCCCGGCGATCAGGCCGATGGCCCAGCCGAACCTGATGAAGAAGTCGCCGACGATGCCGGCGATCGGTGCCGGGATCGACTTGATGATCGGCCCGAGCAGGTATGTCAGGAGCGCCCCGACGGCGATGGCGATGATGACCGCGATGACGATGGCTTCGATCACGTGCTCTCCTTCTAACTCGCGAGGGTCACGGCGAGGCAATAGAGCCACGCCGCGGCCGGTGGCGGTATCGCCATCTCGAACTCACCCGTTGCCGGATCGCTCTCGATGAAATCGACACCGTTGATGAGGATAGCCCCGGTCAGGAAGACCTGGAGGCTGCCGGCGACGTAGCCGAAGGGGATCGTGAACGTCGTCGTCGTGTCGTCGGTCGCCGGGCTGGGGACGCCCTGATAGGTCGCCCCGTAGACCGTCTGGGTGTTGTCATTGGTCACGGCCGCCGGCGACAGGAGCGGCGTCGAGCCCTGCGCATGGAGCAGGTAGGCCCAGAGGGTGAACGGGTCCGACAACTGGAGACCGAAGGTCCCGGTGAACTGGACGAGGTGCGAGCCGTCGTCCTCGAAGGCATCTGGGAAGCTGATCCGCAGGCTCCGCAGCGGCAGCAGCTTCTCGACGCCGAACGTCGTCATGTCGATCTGCATGATGTCGCCCGCGAGGACGTGATCCGCGCCGGGGACATCGGAGCTGAACCACGTGAAGGTGAACTGCCACTGGCTGTAGCGAAGGCCCTTCTGCTGGCCGTACACGTCGGCGCCGGGCGGGCCGTTGACGATCACGTCGGCCGCCGCATCGACGCCAGCCTGGGTCTTGTAGTACGTCTGGCCGAAGTGGGTCTCGGCGTACTGCCAGCGGCCGTAGGTGTCCTGGCTGTCGGTGTCCTGCACGCGGGCGACCACGGTGCCGCCGCCCGAACCGGCGAACTCACTGCCGCCCCAGATGAAGACATCATTCTCGATGAACGAGCCGTCCTCGACCGCCTCGACCTCGCGGAAGCCGATGCTCGTCACGCCGTTGGGCTGGTCGGAGAAGCCCCAGTCCTTGGTCACGTCCTCGAACGGCACGTAGACGAAGACCTTGTCGCCGTTGATGTACCAGACCGTGGCCCCGAAGAACGAGAAGATCGTGAAGTCCTTGCGGAGCTTGTCGCCCTGCTGGACGACCGGGAAGGTCCCGAGGTCGGCGTCGCTGTTGATCCCCGAGGTCGAGAAGTCGTCGCAGTCGGAGTAGTTCTCGATCAGCTCGATCAGGGCGGGCCCGTCGGTGTCGATGGCGGCGCCGGTCAGGTCGATGGCCGAGAGATAGTCGGACGTGCTCCGCCAGACGCGGCGGTCGAAGATGATGTTGTAGTCGGTGCCGCGGAGGACCCAGATGCGGAGGTCGTAGTCTTCGAGGTCGGACGTGTCCGCGGCCGGGGCAAAGTGCTCCATCGAGACCTGCGTCACGTAACCGCCGAACATCCTGATGCCGTCGATCTCCGCCGCGATCTCCCAGCCGGTCGCGAACGAGTGGGTCATCTGCGGATCGCGGATCGTCGCGGTGAAGGAGCCGGGCACCGCGTTGAACAGGCTCTCGAACGTGGTCCGGGCGAAGACGCAGTCGTCGGTGACATCCTGGGGACTGCCGCCCGGCGGCGTGACGATGATCGCGATCTCGCTCATACGGCTGTGCTCCCCGGCAATGACCAGATGCACACCTGAATCCTGTCGCCGGCCAGGGGCGGCGTGACGAACGTGATCGTGCCCGCGAACGGCTGCTCGGTGAAGTCCGTCGTGTGGCGCTGGATCAGGCCGTTGAGATAGACGACCGCCGAGGCGGGCAGGAAGGCCGTCCCGAGGGTCACGACATCCGTCCCGTCCGACACGAAGTTCTGGCAGACATTCGTATTGCCGGGGATGCCCGGCGGCGTCGGCGGAGGCCCGATCTCACCTGCGAAGTAGGTGCAGGCGTTGACCCCGGCGATGCTCAGGTTCATCACCCGGACGGTGCCCTCGATCGAGGTGAACGTCAGCGAATCGCAGGCGTAGTCAGGGTCGAACTCGGTGTTCGTGACGAGCCACGTTCCGGGCTGCGCGGCGGGCGGCTCCCAGACATTGACCAGCGTCTCGTCCTCGCTGTCCACGATCCTGATCGCGTAGGGCGTGCCCGCGACGAAGGCGAACGTCTCGGTCACCGACACGTCGCCCGTCGTCCGGGTGGCGGTCACCTCGCCCGCGGCCACGTCGAGGAGGACGACGGTATTGGCCGACGGGTAGATCGCGAACTGGCCGGGGTCTTCGAGAATGACGAGGAAGGTCATGTCGATCGAGGTCAGCGTCAGGCCGTTCAGGCGGACCGACCCGCCCTCCAGCAAGACGCCAGCCGTTCCATCAACGAACGTACCACCGAATAGGGTCTCCCAGACGAGGCTGCTGTCGCTCGTTCCCCAACCGCCGGAGTCTGGTACGAAGCCGACCGGGTCGAGCCAGAATGAAGCCGTGACTCCGACATCGCGAACATCGTTGTGGATGACGGTCAAGGCGGCGATCAGGGGCTGTGGAACACCGCCTCCGGTCGTGAAGGTGCCTGTCGTCGTTGTACCTGGTGGGTCATCTGTGTGAATATCCGCAGCGGCTAGCGCCGGCATAGTGAGGGTGGGTGGGAACTGATAGTCATAAAATCCCAACCCACCGAATGAGGTCGTGCCCGGCATAGTGTTGAATAGGACGACGACTTCCCAATCATAAGTTGTGGATGGTTCGTAAATCGCCGGACCACCGTTGAACTTGTAGGTTTTATCCCCAATCGGCGCGGGGCCTGCGATCCCGAAGATCGAGCCTGAGTAGTAATGCGGGTTCCAGATGGTGATCCGCCCGAACGTGTCGGTGATCCCACAGTTCGGAATCTGGAATCCGGGGAAGGGCGGCAGGTTGAAGCCCGGCAGGTGGAACCGCCACGGGTCGAAGAACGACCAGGGCGTGTCGATCTCGTGGCTGAGGGTCAGTTCGTACTTGGGGGTGTCGGGCGCATCGAAGGTCACGACCATCTTGCGGATCGGGATGACATCCGAGAAGCCGAAGACGTTGCTCTCGAAGTTGACCCTGTCGGCCGGCAGCAGGCCGCGCTCGTAGGTCGTGACCATGACGGCCACGCGGTCGTCCTTCTGGCCCCGGTGGCTCGACGGGCTGCCGTTCAGGATCGAATCGGCGATCCTCTCGATCGTCGCCTGCTTGTAGACACCGAACGTCACCTGACCGAGTTGCCAGAGGCCGTGGTCGTCCTGGCTCGTCGCGTCCTCAGCCCGCTCGAAGACCGGCGTGCTGGTGCCGAAGCCGATCCCCCAGCAGAGCACGTCGTTGGCGAGATTGCTGCCGTCATGGAGGATTTCCATCCGGCTGTAGCCCTTGCTCGTGATCCCGTCGGGCTGGTCGGACAGGCCGAACGGCGCGCTCTCCTGATCGACATCGGCCCAGACCACCTCGCGAGTCGGCCGGATGTACCAGACGGCGGCGGGCAGGGCGTTGATGCTCGTGAATGCCTGCCCCCACGTGTCCGAGCCCTCCCACGCCCGCGCATCCTGGTTCTCGTTGATGTCGCCGACGTTGTCGATGAGAGTGGTCGTGTCGAGCCCGTCGCCGGTCAGGTCCAGCCAGTCGGCGAACAGGTCGGCGATGGCCGTCGTGTCGGGGGTGTTCGGGCCGTAGAGCGGCGCCAGCACGTTCTCCGGCGCGTCGGCGTTGAAGACGATCCGCTTGGCGAACAGGAGATTGAGATCAGCCCCCTCGATGTCGATGAAGCGAGTCTCGAACTCCTCGGGATCGAGCGCCGGGAAAACGTACACACGCTTGACCTGCTGGGCGAAGCCGACCCAGACGGGCTCGTCGTCGATCAGGAGTTGGAGCGACGCGCCGGGCAGGATGACCCGCGTCCGGTCCGGGTCGCGGATGCGCAGGTGACACGATCCGGCCACCCCGTTGACGGCACTCTCGAAGCGGGCCGACGAGAACAGGACGGCCGACGTGATGTTCACCCCGGCGCACCTGATGACGATGCCGAAGATCGGCGGCGGAGGAACGCCGCCGATCTGGAAGGCGTCGTTCTGGAACGCGGTTTCCTGAAACGCTCCAGTCATGGCCTGACCGCCCGATCAGTGGTCATATTCCAGTAGTCAGGTGATCTCGGCGATCATGTGTGTGCCAGCATTCACGCCTTGGTAGGCGTATACCTCGGCACCCAGCGAGTACCCCACAACGCCGACCACGACGCCGTAATACTGGCCGACCAGCGGGATGGAGGCGAACGGCCAGACCACTAGTGTCGTGTTGTCCGCCCCGGCGAACACGGCGACGAGGTTGCCCGCGGCGGGAGCGGCAGGCGTCCGAATGGGACCTGCCGTGCCCTCGGCCGAGGTCCCAAGTGTCCCGGTCAGGGTGTCCGCGACCTCGATGGCGAAGCACGACATGTAGGCATTGGGATGGGTAATCGTGATGACCGTGCCGCCCGCTCCGCCGCTGACCACACCGACCCACAGGGAGTAGTAAGCGCCGTGGAGGACGTTTTTGATCTTCGTCCAGGTAGTATTCGTTGAACTGACCGCGCTCGGGTCGCCCGAGTTGAAGCCGTCGCAGTAGAGGAGGACGGTGTGCCCGTCGGCCGGGGCGAAGTCCAGCGTAATCGAGCCAACGCTTGTTCCGGCGAACTTCCACTGGAGCACCTTCGGGACGGTTGATCCTCCGCCGCCGCCCTCACCTGCGACATCGCCCATCGTGGCGAACGGGTTACCAGCGTCAGGTGCATTGGCCCCGGAGAGCGCATCAGCAATATCCTGTCCGGCCGAATCGGTGACGATGGAATCGAGGTCGGCCCCGTCATGCGAGGCGTACCAGTCGCTCGGCTCGACGTGGGCCGGGTTGCCCTCATCGGCGGGCAGGCCGGACTGCTTCTGGTGGAGGATGGGCATCAGCCGATCCCGACGCCGCGGAGGCCGCGGAGAGATGCGTCACGACCGAGTTCCTTCGTCACCCGCCGGACCAGTTGATCCATATCGGTGCCGTTGTTGAAGTAGTTGTCGCCCGTGATCTGGATGATGACCGGACCTCCGCCTTCGCCGCTTTCGAGCAGGGCCCGCGGATGGGAGAGGACGACCGCGGTCTCCCCGGCGACCTCGCCGATCAGCCCGTTCGCGCCGAGTCGGGTCGGCTGGTTGATATCGACCACGCCGCCGCCGGCCATCGGGACCACGCCGCCGGCCGGTCCGCCGCCGCCGGTTGAACCACCGCCGACCTCGTTCACCTGGGTCGTCAGGCCGGTCAGGAGGATGCCGAAGGCGTCGAGCACGGAGTAGGCGGTCGAGTACATCGCCCGGCCAGCCGCGGTTTCGAGTTGCTGGATTTGGCCGAACGCGATCGAGGTCAGGTTGTTGATCGTGCCGAGATAGGTCCCGGCCTTGTTGACGAGGATCGACTGCTGCGTGGCGAGGAGGGCCAGCTTCTCCTGGGCCTGCGCCGTGTCGATCGTGACCTCGCGGCCCTGGAGGAGCAGGCCGATCTGGCGGGCGAGATCGGCGCCCTGCCGGAGGTTGCTGATGTCCACAATCTGGACCTGATTGCCGAACATCTGGCGCTGGATGTCGAGTTGCTTCTGGGCGAAGCTCGCCTCGATCTTGGCCTCCTCGATCCGGGCCTGCCGCTCCTCGGGGGTGACGCCCGGCGCCTGGAACCCGGCGAGGGCCGTCTGGAAGTTGATCTGGCGCTGGGACAGGTTGAACTGGAGCAGTTGGCCTTGCCGCGACAGGGCGAGGTTCTGCCGTTCGAGGGTCCCGAGATAGCTCTCGCCCGCGCCGAAGTTCTTGCCGGTCAGGCCACCGATGTCGGACAGGGTCCGCTTGGCGATCTGGAGCTGGAAGTTGTACTGGGCCGTCTGGTAGGCGGCCTGCTCGTTGCTGATCCCGGCCTGGATTTTGGCGATCTCCTGGCCGTTGGCAGTGATCTTGCCGAGGACTTCGTCGAACGCCGCGCCCGCCGCTTCGCCGAAGTTGGCGACGATCGCCGGGCGGTACGTGTCCTCGATGACCTGTCGGCCCTCCGCGTAGTAGTCGTTGAGTTGCTTCTGGAGTTCGGTGCTCCGCTGCTGGCCCGCCACGAGACGCTGCTGCTCGTCGGCATTGGCCGCGATGCCGGTACCGACCGGGAGAAGCGGCTGGGCGAGGTTGCCGAGGGCTGCCTGCGATGGCTGCTGCTGGTTGAGGGCGAAGTTCTGCTGGCGAGCGGCCCCGGCGATGATCGCGGGCATCTCGAACTCGAACTGGCGGCGCAGCACGTCGGGGTCGATCCGTGACCGGCCGACGGCGATCTGCTCCAGCGCCTTCTTGTACTCCTCGGCGGTATCGGCCACCTCACCGTTGAGCTTCAGGACGACGCCCGACTGGCGAGCCAGCGTCACGCCGTAGGCATCCCCGGCCGCGGCGGCGGCAGTGGCGGCGCGGGCCACTTCCTCGGTGTTCGAGGTGTAGACGACCTGCACCCGCGAGGCATGGTCGGTCGCCGAGGCCCCCCGATCTGCGGCAGCGGTCAGGTCGTTGAGGTAGGCGGTCAGTTCGTCGCCGCCGGCTGGGGCAGGGCCCCGCTCGCCCAAGGTACCGACACCCTGCCGCTGCCCCGACGGCGGCGCGACTGCACCGACCACCGGACCGAGGATCGGGTTGTAGCGAAGGGCCGCCTCGAAGGGCGCGCCCGGAGTCGGGCGACCCTGCTGGCGGGCCAGATCATCGACGGTGTCGCGGACATCCTTGTTGAGGACATAGGACAGCCCTTGGCTGATGCCCGCCAGCGGGTTCTCGCCGCGCTTGCCGGACAGGGACGACACATCCTCCTGGATCAGTTCCGAGAGACCGCGACCGCCGCCCAACTGCTGGCCGAACAGGCTCGTTCCGAACAGGCCGCCGAAGCCGCCGGTCAGGCCGTTCTGGGCTCCACCGGCACCCTGCGCCGCCCGGAACAGGTCGGATGCCTGCTGCTGGGCCAGTGCGCCCGCCTTGATCTGGGTCGCAAGGCGCAACTGGCTGTTGACCGCATCTGCACCCGCCGTGGACAGGCCCGCGTTGGCCTCGGCATTGGCGAGCACGGCATCGACGTTGCCGTGGAGGGCGCTCGTCTGCTTCGCCAGTTCACCCGTCACCCGCGACGAGGTGCCGACGAAGCCGGTCTGGATTTCGATCAGGTTGGAGAGGCCCGCGCCGACCGAGGCGATGACGAAATCAACCGCCTTCAGGCCGAGCCCGAATGCCGCGCCCGCCACCGTGACCGCGGCGAGGGTCCGGGCCGCCGACGTGCCGGAGGTGAACGACTGGACCTTCTGGAGCGACGCGGCGACCTTGTTCTCGGCGACCGCGACTTCCTCCTGCGCCTGCCGGTAGGAGCGGGTGTTGCGGATGATCTCGGGGTCGTTCAGGCGCCGCCGGGCGATGGCGAGTTCCTGCTCGTTGCGCCGCAGCGTGGATGCCGCCTCGGCCTGCTGGCGGGTCTGGCCGAGGAAGAACCCGCCGAGGCCCGAGGCGAAGGTTCGCGAGGTCCGGGCCGCGGTGAGGCGCTGCGATTCGCTGATCGCGATCTGCTGCTCCGACCGGCGAGCAAGGTCCTCCTCGGTCGTCCTGACAGCCCGGCCGCCGCCAGTGCCAGCGCGACCGGGTCGCTCGGATGGAAGCTGGTAACGATCAGCCCCCGAAACCGATGTCCGGGCCCGGCGGCGCTCCAGTTCGGCCTGCTCGGCGGCGCTGAACCGGCGCGGAGCCTGCTGGTTGGCGCGGCGCTCCTCCTCCTCGCGGAACGCGGCAATCTGGGCTGGGGTCCGCGTGTTCCCGGCGAACGTGGACGATGTGCGCCCGGCGCTGCCCTCGTGCTGGGCCTCGTAGGACAGTTCGCGGAGGTCCTGCTCGAAGCCACCCGACGTGGTCGGCGCCGAGATGGCATTGAGGAAGCGCTGCTCGGCATCCGAGGTGCTGGTGCGGCGGCGCTCGTGGGCCGTCAGAGCGGCCTGCCGCTGCTGGTTGGCCTTCCCTTCGCGGACGGCGTCTTCCTCGGCGTAGACCGCCGGGTCGAACGTGTAGATGCGGTTCGGGTCGGCCTCGGTACCGATCGAGCGGTCGCGGATGTTCTTGCGCCGGGACTTCTTTGACTTCGCACCGCCCCCACCGGGACTGTCGTCATCGAGTTGAGGGCTGATGGTCGCCATCTGCGACGCCTGCGCCATCATCGACTTCAGGTCGCCGAGGAACGACGCGAACTGCTCGCGGAACTCGCTCGGGTCGAGGTTGACGGCGATCGAGGTCGCCTGCTGGCCGGTCCCCGTGTTGACGGCCCGGCTGACCTGCTGGACGGTCTGCTGCTTCGCCTTGTCGATCTGGACGACCACGCCATCCACGAGGGCCTGGCCGTTCTTGGCAAGCTCCTCGTTGACCCGGCGGGTGAAGGCCGACGCCTCGCTGCCCTGGGCGCCCTGCCGGGCTGCCGCCCCGAACGTGATCTTGGCGGGCTGCTGGGCCCGTGGCGCCGCGCCGGCGCCCGGAGCGCCACTGATGCCCGGCTGGATGGAGAGGGCGGCCGAGAGGCGCTTGGAGGCAGCCTCCATCTTGGCGAGAAGCGCGTTCAGCCCGGCATCGACCTGGCTGTCGTCGATGGACGCACCGATGGAGATGCCGCCGACCTGCTCTGACTCCTCAGCCACGGCTACCTCCTCTCACCACTCGACGGCTCTCTTGCCGCCGTGCTCGATGGTATCGCCGGGCTTCGGGCCGCGGCCCCGGTGGCGCCGGGTGTTGTCGTCGATGGGCAGGCCGTACTTCAGCTTGCGCTGGAGTTCCGCCTCTGCGGCGACGACACGTTCGCGGAACTCGGCCATGACCGCGAGGTCGTAGGCCGTGACGCCCGGTGCCGACAGGGCAGACGGGATCGTCCGCCACCACCGGGCGAGGGACGCGCGCCCTTCCTCGAAGGAGGTGAGATAGAACCGATCGGGATGACCGGCCTCGCGCCGCTTCTTGGCGGCGGAGGCCGTCAGGCGTTTCCCGAGTCGTCCGCCCGCGGCAGTTCGTTCAGGCGACCGAAGCCCCGGAACAGGGCCGACAACTCGACCTCGGTCAGGCGATCGAAGTCGTCGATGGTGGTCGCCGGATCGACGATGGACGACGCGAGGCGGAGGCGGCTGTTGAGCCGCGGATTGAAGCCCTTGTCATCCGGCAACTGGCTGGCGTCCCACGCCGCGTCGGCGTCCTTGACCCAGATGCGCGTGACCCGATAGGTCTTGCCCTCGCCGAGGAAGATGTCGTGGAAAGGCCGGCCGTCATCGAGGGCCCCTCGCTCGATCACGTCCCCCATCTTGTGCTCAACGCCGTTCGGCTTGTCGGTCTTCGCTGCCATCGCTAGGTCCCTCTCTTGTCTGTGTCGAGCCACTGGCCCGGATAGAGGCGCGTCAGGTAGATGAGATCGCCTATTCGATTCGATGGGTTATCCCGAATCCTGACCGCACGTACTTCATTGACGCTGGGGCGGCGGTAGAGAACCATGAAGACGCCGTCCGGGCCCTCGATGAGGTCGCCGTACTTGGCGTGATCGAAGTTCATCGCGTGTCGTCGATCGGGCGGAACTTCACGCCCTCGACTTGGTAGATGTCTTCGAGCGTCAGGACGCCGTTCTCCATGCGCCACTCCGCCCAGCCGAGGATGTCCACGTTCTCGGCGCCGTTCTTGAACTTGCCCTGGAGGATCACGCGGCCTTTGAGTTTGCCGCTCGTGACCATGTTCATCAGCGGCTCGTTGACCCACGAGAACTGGCCCCGGAAGCGATGCCGCGGCGTGCCGTCGGGCTTGTTGCCCGAATGCTCGATCCGCCATCTGGAGAAGATGGCGACCTTGGCTCCGGCGGCGGCGGTGATGAAGCCGTCCCGCCCCCGGATGACGGCGAAGTGCGAGCCGCGGTCCGTACGGAACTTCGCGGTCAGGTTGCGGATGTCGTCGGGCCCGCGGATGACGGGCGCGTCACCGGCCATTGTTTCCCTCCATAGACCGAAACCCCCTTCGTGCAGCAGGAGTGCTCAGGCAAACCTACCACACGAAGGGGGTCGGTTATTCAGTTAGGTTCCCGACGGATCAACCGTCGAAGATGTCCCAGTTGGCCGCGGCACGGAAGTTGCCCGATGCCTTCGCCATGTCGTTGAGGCTGACGTTGACGGTACCGTCGATGTAGCCCGAGCCGTGGGCCACCTCGTAGAGGCCGATCGACGATCCGCCGGTGTCGTCGTCGGCGTAGATGTAGATGAGCTGCGGGCCGAGGGCTGACGCGATGACGAGGTTGTCGCCCGAGGCGTCGTACAGGCCCTCCCACGTTCCCTGGGCGTCCCGAAGTCCGCCGAACCAACGCTTGTTGGAGTCGCCGAACGCCGAGCCGTCGAAGAAGTCGCGGGTGTTGCTGAAGGTGAAGCCGGTCTTGGCTGCGACACGAGTGCCACCGCCGCTGGCCGCGCCGCCGAGATAGATCGCGCCGTTCGTGCCTGGAAGCCGAACGTCTGAGTTTGCGGCCACGATGTCCTTTCTTCGGCCTTAGCCGATGGTCGAGTCACCCGTGACGATGAGGGTCTGCGCCGCCGGATTGGACTGCGCAACTCTGATCCGCCACGTTCCCCCGACCTCGAAGACTGCTGTGCCCTGGTCGTTCACGTCCTGCAACGAGAGGTTGCCCGTGCGACGACATCCGAGGCTGGTCAGCCCGGTCACGGCAAGACGGGCGTCCTGCAACGTCGTGAACGCGAGCTGGTCGAGGCTGGCTGCCTCGCCCGCATCCTCCGCAAAGATCACGATATCGACCAGGAGGTCATGGACCACGCCCGACCAGTCGTAGAGCGACGGGGACGGGACGAGGGCGATGACACCGAGGGGATAGTCGGCCTTCGGAGGCGCCGCGCCTTCACTCCAGTCACCGGGCAGGCCCGCCGCGAGGACGAGGTTTGCCCGGAGGGCTCGGATGAGGGCTTGGCGGACGCTGGGCCACGGGACGATCAGTGCCATCCGATCAGCCTCGCAGCGCTCGATTGATGTGCGTGGCGGCGATCTTGGGGATCGCGTCGCGCATGGCATGGAGGGCCGGCCGCATGAACGGCTGGGCCGCGTTATGGATCGTCGGGAATTCGACGAACTTCGCGTACCTGATCGCGGCCGTGACCGTGACCTTCTGCCCTGAATTGGTCTCCGTGACGCCCTCGCTCTCGATCGACGCCTTCAGGGCGCCGCCGACGCGGACGCGGGTATGGCCCGATGCTGTCGGCTCGCGGTGGATCGCCCGGCCCGACTTGATCTCGTAGCGACCACGGGCCGTGAGATGCGACGACAGCGCTGAGCCGGGCTCGAAGCCGCCCGTCCTCCGACCGGGAAGACGGACGACACCCGGCTGCGCCGCGGTGAAGCGCCCCTGCCGCTCGTAGCCGAGGGTCCGCAGGCGGTTGGACCGGTTGAGCGCGTTGGCCGAGCCGTGGCGCGGCGAAGCGACGGTCGCGTAGTTGCGAATGTGGGCAACTGCCCGGCGCCGCTTGAACTCGTTGGGCTGGACGGTCCGGTAGTAACTCTCGGCCCGCGCGGTGGCGATCCGCTGCTCGACCGGCGTCAGGCGGCGGAATTTCCGGCGGTAGCCCTTGGGCTCGCGAAAGACCTTCCTGATCGGGGCCCGGCGCCGGGCATCCGAGGCCAGCGCATCGCCGACCTCCTCCAGGGCCGAGCGCTCGCCCTGCCGGATGCGCTGCTTGATCCCGCCGATGTCGAGCCACGCTCCGGCCATCAGGCTTGCCGCCGCAGCCAGCAGACCAGCGCAGCCGGGTACGTGTCCCCGACGTTCGTCCGCTGGCAGATGTAGTCGAGCCCGGCGATGACGATCTTGTCGCCGGTCCGGGCATCCGTCCCGACCCGCAGGAACAGGCGGTGCGTCTCGCTGATCGCCGTCTGGCCGTCATGCACGTCCAGCTTCGCCGACGATGGGGTGATCTCCCGCAGCCAGCCGGTGGTCGTCAGGTCCGGCGACGCCGGGTAGCCCCACTTCTGGCCGTTGTCGGTCTGGGTCGTGGCGCCGTGGTAGATCGCGACGGACGTGACCATGCCGGATTCGGCGATGCCCTGCACCGCGGCGATCTCAGAGGCGGACAGGAGCGACATCAATCCTCCCTGTCTTTACGCAAAGACACTCAGCCGATGCGCCCGAGGGCGTACGGGGCGAGCAGTTGAGCAGCCGAGGCCGGAATGGTCACGCCGTTGCGGGTGATCCCGGCCGAGCCCGGCTGCATCTGCGTCAGCGACACCTCGGCCACGCGCAGGGACGACAGGCCGACCATGCCCCGCCGGGCGACCGCGCTCTGGCCCATCCGGTCGGTCGCGATGATTCCGACTGCATCGGGGATGGCTTCCGGCAGCGTGTAGGTGTAGCCCGCGAGGACTTCCTCGCCGGGGCCCGGTTCGGAGCCGCTGTCGAACAGGATCGAGCCGTCGTCGTAGTTGACGGTGTAGTCGTCAGGGTCGATCACGACGCCCGCGACCGTGACCTCCGGGGCGACGCTTGACAGCCAGTTGCCGTGGCTCGCGTAGTAGAGGTTGGGGCTGTCGGCCTCCAGCGGGTCACCGGTCACGACGAACCGCCAGCCGTAGGTGTAATCGACCGACAGGACCGGCTCCGAGAGGCCGAACCAGATGCCGACCGGCGGATAGCCGAGGATCGTCGGTTGGGTCGCCACGATCTCGATGTAGCCCTCGGTCGCGTTGATGAACAGGTTTCCCGGCGGCAGCGTCATCGACCAGGAGTTGGTGAACTGGATCGCGAAGTTCTCGACCGACTGGATCGGCCCGGAGTTGAGGTAGACGCGCCGGCCGCCCGGCAGGGGGACATAGGGGTCCTGCACCGGCCACGAGTGCTGCTCGCCGACGATCGTTCCGCCGCGCATGTCCGAGCGCTCGGGATTCATCGAGCGGTTGCACCAGGCATCGGCCTGCGAAGACGCCTGGATGAGCTTCTGGCGAAGCTGGGCGTTCGTGAACGAGTCCGTGTCGATCCCGTAGCCCCCAAGGGCGTAGCGCTTTGGGCTGAGATACGACTGACCGGCCACGACCACCTCCGTACTACTGTCTGACATGGTGACTGTTAGGCTCTAACCGCGGCAAGTGACCGCGAAGCACAGGGAGAAAGCAATGGCCGACAGCCCGAAAGAGATCGCCGACGATCTCGCCCATCAGCGCGAGAAGACCGCCGATGCCGTCAAGGACGTGAAGACGCCCGAGAGCGAGCAGGCCGTCACCCGCGACACGACCCCCTCAGTCGAGAAGCCGGGTCAGGAGCCCACGCGCCCTGACCGACCGGAGGCATAGTCATGGTCCGCACCACGCAGGGCGCCGTCGATGGCCCCGACAAGCTCAGCCATCCGCGGAAGTTGTCCACGGAGGACAAGGCCGTCAAGAACTCCATCGAGGTCGATGACGCGACATGGGGCCGAATCATCGGCCAGGCGTCCATCCAGCAGTCCTCGCCAGCCGACGTGGTGACACGGGCGATCGAGATGGCGTACGGCCACGACATGCCGTCTGGTGCCGTGAATTCTGGTCGCGAGACTGATCCTCGGCTCGCGAAGTAGGAGGATCGACATGGAGGACAACGACTACACCCATCTCGCACAGGACGAGAAGGCCGCCAAGGAGGAGCGGGACCGGCAGCGCAAGGCCGCCGAGGGCGGCTCGGTCGAGCCGGTGAAGCCCGCAACCGAACGCGGCACAACTCGCGAGGACGCCTCGGCGAAGCCGAAGAAGTAGGGAGATGGGGAGCCGCCATAAGGCAGCCGGAGGGAACGGTGCCACAACGGCGACTCCCCATCCCTGAATGCGAGCTACTGACCTAGCCCGCTGGGACTAACGAGGTTCGCTGGCCTAGGACGTTCCGAGGTCGTTGCGAATCTTGTTGTTCGCCGGAAGGACCTCGACCGCGAGGCCCATCAGCGCCCAGACGATGTAGAGCCGCGTGAGCTGGCCCGACACGCCCGGCGGGATTTCGATGATCGACGGCCCCGGCGAACCGAGGTACGGCAGAGCGATCGTCTGCTCGTTGATGACGTAGGTGTCGGCCACGGTGTTGCCGTCGAAGGTCGAGGTCGCCGTGTAGGTGCCGATCGAGTCGCCGGGCACCGACAGGATCGGCAGGATGCCGACCGAGGTCGCCACCGATGGGACCATGACGCCGGGCACGACTTCCGTCCGGTCCACGAACCGCTGGAGCGTCCGCTCCTGATCCGCGAACTTCTGGACCTCGGTCGCCCGAGCGAAGATGATCGTCGGTGGGATGCCGATGTTGTCGGTGATCGGGATGACCGCCTCGCCGATTGCCGAGACCATCTGGTCCGGGTTCGAGGTGAGGTACGGTTGGCTGTTCACCGCGTCGGCGGTGTTCAGGATCGAGCGGAGACCCGTGAACCCGTTGGGGTCGTACAGGCCAAGCTCGTTCGACGCCGTGCCGCCCGAGTTCGACGCCTGGCCCTGGAAGATCGTCTTCTGGAGCTTGTGGGCCATCGCGGTGAGGCCCTGCTGGATTTCGATCTGGCCGGGGTTCCAGTTCATGCCGCCGGCAGGAACAGCAAGCTGCTCCTTGAACGTCACGCCCCGGCGGGTGCCGAGCTGCGCGATGTTCGTGGTCTGGCGGACGTACGTCGCCGTGTCGTCCGTGACCGTGCCGAGTTCCGCCATGAACTGCGCATCACCGTAGTCGGTGATCTGGTTCCACGTGTGGACGACGCCGTTCGACGGAATCTTGCGAAGCCGATCGAACGCCGGGAACGCCCGCACGAAGATGGGATAGAGGATCGGTTCGAGGTCCTGCCTCTGGAGCGCCGCGCCACCCGAGGTGTCGAGCGCCTTGGAGATGATCGGGTCCTGCCCCATCGCCTCCATCGTCTGGTAGGACCACGCCTGCGCGATCGGGACGCCCTTGCCGGCGCCAGCGTTCAACTGACGCGCGAACAGGCCGACCAGCTCTTGGTTGTTGAGCTGCATCAGACCGCGCTGGAGATAGAGCCGGTCGGTCTCGCTGAGGAGATGCGCCAGCCCCGGCTGCGTGCCGAGACCGTCGCCGACTCCCGCGAGTTCGGCCGGGCGCGGGTTTTCGCCCGCTGCCTTGAACGTGCTGCCGAACTCGTCGAGAGTCCGCAGGACGTTCTGGATGTCGAAGTTCTCGCCCACTATTTCTCCTGGATTCGCTGGATGGCCTTGATGACGGCGGGGTCCATCTGGGGGAACCGTTCGGGAAGTGCTCCGAGCATGTCCACAGCCTTGCGCTGGAGGGGCAGGCCCATGATCTTCTCGACGGTGTCCTTGATGGCCTCGGCCTCGGTGTGGACTGCCTTCAGGGTCGTGATCTCGTCGGTGAGACGGACGTTCTCCGTGCGGAGTGCGCCGATCTCCTCGACCAGGCCCCGGACCTGAATGAGCAGCTTGCTCACGTCGGCCGCGGCGACACCCTTGTCCGTTTCCGGCTCGGTGTCGGCCGCCTTGTCATCGGATGCTGTCTCAGGGGTCGCTCCTTCGGCTTCCTGACCCTTGGCGGGTTCAGGGGTCGCCCCTTCAGCTTTCTGACCATCCGACGATGGATCGCTGGTTGCGTCGCCGACCGGGATATCGGTCTCCGGCTCGGCTGGCTTGTCGTTTTCGACGGCCGGGGTTTCCGGCGTCGTGGTTGAGATCGTGCTGTTCGTGGGGTCGATCATCCCCGTCTCGACGCCCGCGGTGATGGTCTCCGCCGCTGCCGCAGGGGCAGGCTCGGGCGTCGTCTCCGGCTCATCGTCGGATTCGTCGTCGAGCAGGCCGACCGCGGCTGCGTCTTCGAGACTGGCTGCGGCATTGGCCGCCTTCTGGACCCACGAGCGCTGGTTGATCGGGATGCCCACGATACTTCCTTCCTTCAGATCGACATGCTCGATGTCCATGCCGCCAACTGCATTGCGAACGTGCTTCTTGACGATGGCCCCGACCGAGGTCCCCCAGCGCATCCCGCCGGCCATCGAGTCGGACAACTGGATCGCCTTGGGATTGCTCTCGTCCACGAAGCCCGCCACGTGGAGGTCGTAGATGGGAAGGCCGGACTTCGAGTCACGGACGCCCGAGTCCCTGATCTCCGCCCAGTCCGACATGCCGAACCCGGAATCCGGCGCGTCGTACTTGTGGTTCATAAAGATGGTGACGCCCCGCTTGAAGGCCGCCTCCATGTCTTGGAGGGCCGACAGCTTGATCTCGTCGCCGCGGATATCGAGGACGGTCGATGAGGCGATCGTGCGGAACCGGCGGCGCCCCTCGGGCGACTGCTCGGGCACGATGGCCTTGGTCGTGAACCGGAACTCTCCGGGGGTGAGTCGCGGCAGCTTCCCGGCTGCCAGCGGCGCGATGTCCATGCCTGTCTCCTTTCGAGACTGCTGGCAGCGTTGGGCTGCGGAATGGCCGGCGGCAAAGGCGCGTGACTCGCCGCTCTTGTCATAGACGCTGTTGAAGGCGTGGAGGAAGGCTCGGCTACACCGCGGCCCGTACTTCGACCGGATCGCCGCCGGGAGGTCCGCCGTTGTCTGATACGGCATCGGCCCCTCCCTTCGCGATCTCGGCGAGCAGGTGGTCGTTGAACATCTTGGCGGCCACGTCCCAACTGAACTTCTGGGCGTGCTCGACACCCGCCTCGGCGAGCTTGCGACGGACGCCGCCTGCCTGATACAGATGCTCGATCTCGCGGCTGAAGCGAGCGATGTCGGGGAGGCACTGCTCCTGGCCCATCGGGTTCGAGATGAGCCCCACGGGTGGAATGAGCACGCCGCCGGGGCCAACGACCTCGGTGATCGAGCTGTGGTCGCCGGCGATGACCGGCGTGCCGCTCGCGAGGCTTTCCAGCAGGGTCAGGCCGAAGCCTTCCCCTTGGCTCGTGCTGACGAACAGGTCGGCAGCCGAGTAGAGCGTCGCGATCTCCTCCAGTCCCCAGCCGTGCCAGCCGTCCATCATCGGGCTGAATGTCACCCGGCCGCGGATGTCCTCGTCGTTCCACATGACCGCGTGCAGGTTGTGGCCCTGCGGCGTCTCGGGCTGGCAGTGGAAATGGACCGCGATCCGGGGGTACTTGCGAAGCACCGGCCGGAGCGCCTTCCACGTCGCCGGATAGTCCTTCCGGTGGAAGTTCTTGTCCACCCGCAGGACGAGGAACTTGTCGGGATCGAAACCGAGAGCCTTCTTGGAAGCCTTCCTGTTACGAGGCTTGAATACGGTGTTGTCAACCCCGTGCCAGATCACCGGGGCCTCCGGCATGGCGGTCTGGCCGTGGTGGCTCATCGCGATCCGCTTCACCCGCGGGACCATTGCGTCCCACGACCGCGGCGAGTTGTAGCCGTCGATCGGCATGTAGGCGAGGATCGGCGGCCGGTACAGGTTCTCCCCGATCCTGACGCCGTTGAGGAGGATGCGGTCGCTGTCCCACGCATTGCGGAACAGGCTGTTGAGCACGACCGATGGGTCGTTCACGAACAGGATCGCGTCCGGCACGAGCTTGCCGAGCAGTTCGACATACCGGCTGAGGCCGTGGATGTCGTATGGCTGGAGGAGGTTGGCGACGTACAGCTTCAGGTTCGTGTCAACGTGATCGCCGCGGAAGTTCGCCGCGATGACATGCACGTCCCAGCCATGCTGGCTGACAAGCCGTTCGCCGATCTGGTGAACGACGGTCCCGAAGCCGGAATGCACGCCTGCATCCCCGATGACGAGTAGTCGAGGCAAGGTTCCCTCTCCCTGTCTGCTAGGTGATCTCCACGTCCACGGCGTTGAGGACCGGGTCCTCGGTGCCGTTGCCGCTGATGGCGACAATGCGCAGGATCACGAGTGCCTTGGCGCCAGCCGGGATCGCGGCCGAGGTTGACGCCTTCAATCCTGTGGTTGCACAGGAAATAGTGTTGGTGAGGTTCGAGAAGTTCGTGCCGTCCGTCGAATACTGGGCCTGGAAGACGGCCGTCGTACCGCCGGTCGAGACGTGCCCGAGGATGCGGCAGTTCGCCCGTCCGGTCAGATCGACCACGGCGCGGTCGGAGGTGCTGCTCTCGGTTGGCCCGGCACCCTGGTTCGTGTAGGTCCGCGGGGCGACCATCAGGCGAATGACCGTCGTGTCGGCGGGCCCCGTGGCCCCGGTAGCGCCCGTGGCTCCAGTCGCCCCGGTGGTCCCCGATCCCGTGGCGCCCGTCGCGCCGGCGCTCCCAGTTGGCCCGGTTGGTCCCGTCGGCCCGGTCGCACCGGTGCCCGTGGCTCCGGTGACGCCTGCCGACCCGGTCGTCCCTGCTGATCCAGTCGGACCGGTCGCACCAGTGGGCCCGGTGGCTCCTGCCGTACCTGCCCCGGTCGCCCCAGTTGCGCCAGTCGCCCCGGTGGCTCCAGCACCACCGGCATTCCCGGTCGGGCCCGTGGCGCCACTGCCTGTTGCCCCGGTCGCGCCAGCGGAGCCCGTTGGCCCCGTCGCGCCGGTAGCTCCGGCGGTCCCAGTCCCCGTTGCGCCGGTTGAGCCTGTCGCACCAGCAGAACCGGTCGCGCCTGTGGCGCCGGTGACCCCGGCGTTGCCGGTTGGCCCCGTAGCGCCTGTCGGCCCGGCAGTGCCGACGCCCGTTGCACCCGTCGTGCCCGTAGCCCCCACGGAACCAGTCGGCCCCGTGGCGCCCGTGGCGCCAGCCGAGCCGGTCGCCCCGGCGGAACCCGTGGGCCCAGTTGCGCCTGTGGCCCCTGAGCCGCCCGTAGCGCCCGTCGATCCTGTGACCCCGGTTGATCCGGCGCTACCGGTTGTCCCGGCTTGTCCCGTGGCTCCTGTCGCGCCTGTTGGGCCCGCGCTACCGGTCGCCCCAACACCGGTCGGCCCGGTTACGCCTGTGACACCTGCGGAGCCGGTCGGTCCTGTGGGCCCATCCGGGCCCGTGGCACCCGACGATCCATCGAGCCCGGCCCGACCCGTTTCCCCGACCGGACCGGTCGGCCCCGTCGCGCCCATAGGTCCTGTGGGCCCTGTCTCACCCGATCCACCCGTGCCGCTGCCACCGGGGCCCGTCGGACCCGTCGGACCCGTGGCACCGGTGGCGCCCTGCCAATCGACGGGGTCGCGCTGACCGTTTTCCAAAATCTGCCAGGCGAAGTGCGCGTGGTTGTAATCGACGGCGGGGTGAGAGGGCATGTGCTCCCTTTCTCAGGCGGCGCGCTCGCACTCCCGATTCCGAATGACGGCTTCGCGGATGTTGCCCGGCAAGCGAGGATTGTCGAGCAGGCGTTCCGTCAGGGCGTCGAATTCGTCCCACTTGCCGAGCCACCACGCGCTGATCGAGCGCTCGAAGTCCATGCCCCATTCGTACACGCCACGGTGGACGAACAGGTTGTCGGGTGGCTCGACAACCGGCAGGGACGCGAAACGATAGGCGCTGTGGTGCTGGCCGCGGAGGTTGAACTCGCGGGCCAGCTCGTGAGCTGGCTCCAGTCGCCCCGGCCGGTACTCCCATGCGTCGATCAGGGCCAGCATCCGGGCGGGCCATGTCGGCTGACAGAGGGCGAACCGATAGCGACTGTAGAAGGTCTCCTCGACCCAGCCCGACATCTCGTTGCGGCGCCGGTACATCGCCAGCGCCTCAGCGGTCCGGCCGAGGTCCCAGAGCGTGTTGGCGAGGTAGAAGACCGTCCGGGCATTGGTCGGCTGCTCAGCCAGCTCGGCTTCGAGGAGCCCGAGTTGCCAGAGCGACTTCTCCCTGCTCCACCGGCTGTTGCCGTGGTTCGTGATCCGTACCTTGTCGGTCGGCCGGCTGACGTAGGCCCGGTCGGGGAGGGCCGTGTACTCGTGGCAGGCACCGATGCTCTGCCACTGGAGATCGCCTCGGAGCAGGAGCGGCAGGCGGTAGCTGAAGTCGTCCGAGCCGAGGCGGAGCATGTAGGCATCGACCGCCGGATCGGGCTCGAAGTCAGGGTCGATCTCGACCGTCATGTCCGCATCGAGCGCGAGCAGCCAGTCGGCAGACCCGCGGGCCAGTGAGAACGCCGCGCTCCTCGCCTGTCCGAAGTTGACGAACGGGACCTCGTGCGCGATGACTCCCATCTCGGCTAGGCGCTCGATCGTCCCGTCGGTGCTGCCGGTATCGACGATCGTCGTCGGGCATTCGCCGACCGAGGCCAGCATTCGCCCGACGCTGTCTTCCTCGTCCTTGACAATGGCGACGACGCCGAACTGAGCCACGGGAGACACCTTAGACAAGATTGAAGCGATCAAGGGCCATCGCATTGTCCGTGCTGTTCATGTAGTAGCAGCCGTTGTAGACGCGCGTGCAGACGCCGCCGCCGGTTGGGGTCGAGACTTCGGGGCTCCAGTTGATCCCATCGAGCGAATAAGCACCGAAGTATGAGGACCCGGCCTTGCGAAGACGCATCCAGACACGGGTTCCAGCGGGCGGCCTAGCAACTGAGACCCCACTGGCGATGATGCCCCCATAACCAGCACTCGGTTGCACACCGATCAGGCGAAGCGCACCGGCCCACATGACGACAGCTATTCCGTCCGCCGCCCCCGCAGCGGCACCGGGCCCGATCATCATCGTGTCAAAGTTGTTCCACACGACATGGTCAGCCACGATCTCCCAGTCCGTCGGAAGGGTCAGACCATCCTGGTAATACCCTTTCGAGACCGAGCCACCGACCGGAGTAGTGAGCGCGATGCGAAGGAACGACCCGTTGCCCGCCTGATAAACCTCATCGCCCGAGGTGATGACGTAGCTTCCGCTCATCCTGGTCCAGCGAGCATTGAGCGAGGCCCCGTCGTACTCGTCGCCAATCGTGGGGTTCAGGGCGGGTGAGTCAAGGAACGCGACTGACGAGCCGCTTGCGCCCGTCGCACCAGTCGCCCCGGCGCCGCCCGTGGCGCCGACCGAACCCGTTGCACCGGTGGCCCCTGTCGCCCCGGTGGCACCACTCCCTGTCGCGCCCGTTGGGCCTGTGACACCTGCGGAGCCGGTAGCACCCACCGATCCCGTGGCGCCGGTTGCCCCAGCTGATCCTGCCGTACCGGTTGCACCCTGCGGGCCGGTCGGCCCGATCAGGGCTCGAAGGGAGACTACGGCGTTCTTGTTGTGGGCCGTGGCCGAGGTACCGAAGCGCCCTCGCAGGAGAGAGGAATACGTCTTCGTCGAGCCTGTGCCGCTCGTCGCCTGTACGGTGATGAGTTCGTTGTCGATCAGGACGTTGAAGCTGGCGAGGTCGGTCGGGATCGTGGGCCACTCGCCGTTCACCGTGATCGACATTGTCGTTGCCGACAGGGTCATCGCCGCGGCCAGGCGTCCGGTCAGGGCACCTGCGCCGGAAGGACCCGCCGCACCAGCATCTCCTGTCGGACCTGTCGCGCCGGTCGATCCTGATCCCGTCGCCCCGGTGGCGCCTGTGGCGCCCGTGGCACCGGCCGTTCCCGCGGTGCCCTGCGGGCCGGTCGAGCCGACGGCACCCTGCGGGCCCTGAATACCCTGCGGGCCCTGCGGCCCCGAGATCGTGAGAAGGGACCAGAACGACGGACTCGTGTCCGGCTGATGGTTCGTATTGCTGCCGACTAGGGACCAGTAACCTGTCCCGCCGAAGGACACCCAGTCGTTCGCGTCGTACGTCGTGCCAGAGCCCCAGTCGCCCTGAAAGGTCAGGATGGCCGGGCCGACATCGCCCTGCTGGCCCTGCGCACCCGTGACACCCTGGATGCCCTGCGGACCTGTGGCTCCTGTGGCGCCAGCCGAACCAGCCGAACCCGCCGTGCCGGTTGCCCCGGTGATGCTCGATCCCGTCGCACCTGTCGCACCGGTCGGCCCGGTGGCCCCCGTTGCCCCATCGGCGCCGTCGATGCCGGGAGCGCCCGGATCACCGGGGTCGCCCGGATCGCCCTGCGCACCGGTCGGACCGGCCGGCCCGCTGATGTTGAGGATGGCCCAGTCCGAAGGGCTGACATCGGGCTGCTGGTTGGTGCTGCTGCCGAGCGCGACGTAACTGTCCGAGCCGAAGACGACCCAGTCGTTCTGGACGTAGGCGGTGCCCGAGTCCCAGTCGCCGAGGAAGTTGAGCACGGATGGCCCGACGGGACCCTGCGGACCGGTCGCGCCCTCGTTGCCGGGAGGTCCGACGTACGAGGCGGGCGAGCCCCACGAGGCGCCCGACTTCGGCCCGTAGATGTCGTTGGCATCGAGGTCGATGTAGAAGTCGTCGTCCTCGCCCAGTGAGGAATCCGGCGCACCGAAGCCGTTGAGGATGGTCCTGCCGTCGGCACCCGACGGCCCCGTGGGGCCAGTCGAACCGGACGGGCCGGTCGCCCCGGTGGCGCCACCGATCAGGGCCAGCGATGCCTCAGTCAGGACGACGGTGACGAACTCGCCGTCGGCATGGCTGACCGCGGCCTGCACGCCGCCATAGGGCTCGCTCGCCCGGATGACCGTCAGGGTCGTGCCGGATCGGCTCGTGACGGTGACAAGTTCCTCGTTGGAGACGACGCCAGCCGTGATCTGGCAGATCAGGCAGCGGAACGTCGCCGCGGTGTCGGCCGGGAGTGCCGCAGCAGAGAGGACCGAGATCGCCGTCTCGGTATCGTCGATCGCCCCGTTCAGGCGCGTCTGGGCTCCGTTGACGTACGCCTCCGTCACTGGACGGCCACGGTCAGGGTGTTGGCCGGGTCGGTGTGCTCCACCGAGCCATCGCCGAACGTGATCCGCCAGCGGGCGACGTACTCACCCGGAGTGGCGAGGTCGCCCGGCTGCCAGTCGTAGCGGACCTCGCCCGTCGTCTCATCGACGATGACGGCCGCGGCGTCCACGGCATAGCGCCGGTCGGACGCCAGCCGCATCTGGAACCGGACCGCCGCGCCGGACAGATCAGGAACCCCGTCGTCGTCGGCCAGGGTGGCGAAGACGGACGGGGCATCGTCGGAGGAGACGAACGTGAGATCGCTCATGTCACCTCCGCGCGGACCCTACTGGCCGAGATCGTCGCACGAATGATCCTCGCCGAGATCACCGCGCGAATTCGGCGACGATGCGGGACGAAGACCTGACTGGAGGTGACGGCGCCAAGCTCGAAGGCGCCGAGCGCGCCAAGACCGAGTTGACCCGTCACCCCGATCATTCAGGAGACGACGAGCGAGAGGTTCGCGGCGCTGCTGTCGTCGGCCACCTTGCGGAGGTGAAGCGTCCACGTCCCGGCGGCCGGCGGAATGACATCGTGCCACTCAGCGGTGCCGTCGGCGGAGGCCACGAAAACCGGCGAGACGAGGCTGTCCGAACCGCTCTTTTCGAGGCTGAAGTAGTACGCCACCGCAGGTGACGCGGGATAGTTGTCGTCGTCGTAGCCGGTGGACGTGTTCGACGCGACGCCGGTCGCGGTGAACTCGCAGGCCGTGACGATGTGCTCGATGCTGCCCGAGGCCGGGATCGAGTGAAGTGCAGCAACCATGTGCGGGTCTCCTTCTACTACCTTCGCGGCCAGGCGTTCGCCCGCAGCGTCTCCAGATCAAGTCGCCAGTCGCCCATGTGGCCGCCCCGGTTGAACGGCGTCGAGAACGTCTCGCCGCCGAGCTTGGGGCCGCCCCACTTGCGTTCGTAATAGCGGTCGTTGGCGGCGTGGGTGAACCCGTTTGCCGCGCGCAGGACCGGGTCTGAATGGATCGTCGCAGAGCCGACGTGCGTGCCCGTGAAGCCGACCTCGTGCCGCGGCAGGCCGAGCAGGTCCACCCGCCGCATGAAGTCCAGGTCCTCGTTGTAGGCCGGGTGGATGCCCTCGTCGAAGAACCCCACCGCGTTGATCGTGTGGCGGGTGATCGCGAAGGCCGCCAGCCCGAAGATCAGCCAGACGCCCGCCTCGCGCGGGTCGATCTGCTCCTCCAGCCGGGCGAGATCACCGAGCCCGAACTCGATGTCATGGTTGACGATCAGCCAGTACGGCGCGTGGGGAGTGAGCTTGATCCCGAGGTTCCAACTCGCCGCGACCCCGAGGTTGCACGGCAGATGAACCGTCGTCGCCTCGACCCCACAGCCGACGAGCGGCGGATGGCTTTCGCCAATGGCCCGACCGTTGTCGATGACGATGATCTGCTCAACCGGCTGGTTGATCGACGCCAGCATCTTCACCAGCAACTCGGGCTGATTGAGGATCGGCACGATGAGGGCAGGGATCATTCGTGCGCCTCTCGCCAGATGGCGTTGTAGCGATGGAGGCGCAACTCCCACCACAGGACCCAGAGCAGGGACTTCCGCTCGATGCTCACGGCCAGTTCCGGTGATAGCGGTGGACGATCTTCGGCTTGAAGTGGAACTTCACGCCGTCCTCGTACATCCGGGTCCAGAGGTCCGCGTCGCCCGTCCGACCGCGGTCCCAGCAGTCGAGGGCGAAGCGGTAGTCGAGGCTCCTGCGCCAGATATTCGCCCCGTTCGCCAACTGGCCGTCGCCGGGCGGCCACGCCCCGTAGAGCTGGCCGATGCTCTGGCCGTTCTTGTACGCCTCGCTGATGCCATAGACGTGGTCGGAGTCCGTCCTGATCGCCTCGGCCAGGAGGATTTCGTGGTGCATCGGCCGGAACTCGTCGTCGTCGCCGAGGACCGCGATCCACTCGCCCCGCGCGTGGTCGATCCCGTGGTTGATGGCGGCCAGGCCATACAGGCCCCACGCCTGCTCATGGTCGGCCGGGTAGTCGAAGTGCGGCAGGTTCCAGAAGCGGACATCCTCGCGGAACTGCATCAGTTCCTTCATCTGCCGGACGGTCTCATCGTCCGTCCCGTCGCCGACTACGAGGATTTCCTGGTTATGCATGGTCTGGGCGAAGACACTCGGCAAGGCCCGACCAAACAACTCGGCTGGCCGGTTGTAGGTCGGGATGATGACCGAGACGAGGGGCATATCAGCTCGCGAGGATCGCCAGAATGCGCTGGTGGAGCGCTTCGATCCGGGGCCAGCTCTCCTCGGGATAACCGTCCCGATAGTAGCCGGTCCACGGGTACGAGTAGCCGCGCCACGTCAGGTCCGTCACGGGCTTCACGTCGCGTCCGATCAGGGCCAGCCCGTCCGGCACGTCGCGGGTGACGGTCGTGTTCGCCCCGACGAAGGACCCGACGCCGATCCGCACCCCGGCCACGACGACGCAGCCGATCGTCAGCACCGCGCCCTCGTCGATGACGACCGGTTCGTTGACGCTGGACGGCGGCAGCTTGTTGTCGGTGATGTAGCAGTTGGCGTAGACGCGGGCGAAGGACCTGATCTCGCCCTTCGTCATCTCGACCCGGCCGTGGATGCGGACGTAGTCGCCGATCCAGCCGCCGCCTTCGAGCGATGAGCCAGTCCCGATCCGCAGGTTCCTACCGATCCGGTTGCCGGCCCGGATCAGGACGTGATGGCCGGTCTCCAGATCGGGGCCGATGATCGAGTCGCCCTCGATGATCGAGTGGCTGCGGATGATCGCGCGGCCGTTGAGGTTCAAGGGCCCGTGGTCGGAACCGATGATGCAGAACGGCTCGACCTCGACATCCGGTCCGAGGTGGGCGGCCGGGTGGATGATGGCCGTCGGATGGATCACAGCAGGCCCTCGGCTTCGAGCACCTGCTGGACGATCCCGGCATAGACCCGGTGACCGACTTCCGTGAGGTGCAGGCCGTCCTCCATGAGGAGCGGCGGCTCGGTCTCCATGTCCGGCAGGAAGGCCGACCGAACGTCGATGAGCGTCACGCCTTCCTCGTCGGCCACGCGGCGGATGAGGCGGTCGTAGCGGGCCACGTCCTCAGCGTGCTGGGCACTCCGGCGACTCGGCGTCAGGGTGCAGAGCAGGGGTCGCGAGCCGAAGGCCCGGCAGCGTTCGATCATCTCCTCCAAGTTCGCCCGGAAGGCCCGCGGCGAGACGCGCTGGAGGCCGTGATCCGTCTGCCAGCGGTTGGCGTCGTTGTGGCCGAACTGGATGATGACCGTGGCCGGGCAGAAGTCCTGCACGTCCTCGGGGAACCGCTCCAGGGCGAGGCGGGTCGTATCGCCCGGCACCCCGGCGATGAGGCTGACCTTCCCCGCGGGCAGGAGATACGGCCACGCCAGCGTCACGTTGTCGAGATGCTGGCCGTAGGTAATCGAGTCGCCGATGCAGACGATCATCTAGTTGGTGCCCACCCACTCGTAGTTGAAGTCGGGCACGTCGAGGCCCGGCTGATTGTCCTCCTGCCCGGTTTTCGCGACCACCTGATCGCGGTCGTTCAGGAAGGCCCGACTGAGCCTGATCTGCTCCTCGGTCCGAAAGAGCGTCCGGTGCTCGACGATGTAGCCGCGGCGGATGCGCTGGTGCTCGACGCTCGGGAACTCGCCGTTGCCACCCCACAGCCAGACTTTCTGGCCGCCGTGGATGGCGCTGTACCACCAGTGGAACTTCTCGACCTTCATCCCCGGCAGGGCCCGCCAGATGTGCGGGATGAACTGGGGCTCGCCGGTCTGGTTCTCGTGCCAGAGGCCGACCGCGCTGTCCTTCATCGACCGGTCGGGGTTGATCGGGGTGATGTAGGGGACGCTGAAGACGTGGCTCGGCGAGCGCCGGAGGAGCAGGCGCATGTCGTCGCGCTTGGCCTGGATGATGTGATCCGCATCGAGGGTCACGATCCAGTCGCTCCCGACCCCTGCCGCGGCGAGGAGGTGGCAGCGCTTCTCGACCTGTCCCGCCCAGAGGCGATCCGGCTGGATGATGAGACAGTCGATGTTGACCGCCGCCGCGGCGGAGCGGATGGCGTCGAGTTGGTCTGCGGGACTGTGGACCATGGCCGCCGGATAACGCTGGTAGGCGCCGTCCAGGGCCACGATCCGATCAGCGATGTCACCGGCTCCGCGGACGCAGCGATCCAAGTCTTCGGGTCGCTCGTGCCACCAACAGAGTGCAGCCGTGACGATCATTGATTGAGGAGCCAGCGCTCGAATGCCGAGTTGCAGAGCACGGCGGGAGATCGCTTCTCGCGCAGGAGGGCGATGGCCTCGGCTGGCTTCATTCCGCCACGCACGAGGGCCAGCCCCGTGACGAGAGCCGAGCGATTGAGGCCGGCCTGACAGTGGACGAGCGTCGGCCCGAGGGCTCGCTTCTCGTTCACCCAGTCGGCCAGTTCCCTCAGCAGCGCGACATTCGGCACGGTGCCCGAGTCGTACAGACGCTCGACCCGGACCTCGGTCCCCGAGGGCACACGATACGAGCCCCACGGGTAGAGGTTGAGGACGAACCGGAAGTACGCCGGGACCTCGGGCTCCGGGCAGCCGCCCTGCCAGAGGTTGCCGTCAACCTGCGTCACGATCGGGCACGAGAAGGGCGTGTTGCCCATGACCGCGATGCCCTCGATGCGATGGCTCGTCAGGTCAGCCATCGCCGACAGAAACTCCGCTGGGATCATCGAGTGCTCAACCACCCTGAGCGATTACCCCTCCCGACGGAGGGCGGCGCGTCGCCAAGGTAGACCAAGTTCTCCAGCTTCTCCCTGTGCGAGCAGGTCGTACAGCGGGCGACGTTCGAGTAGCCCACGCGCTCGTAGACGTGGACGTGCTTCTCCCTCACTGGGAGCACAACTCGACCCACCACGCCCGGTCCCACGGCTTCGCGGGGTCCGGCAGGTAGCCGATGCGATCGAGGACGAACTCGCGGACGGGGCTCTCCTGCGCCCACGCGACGAGAGGGATCGGCATCCCCATCTTGTCCTTCCGGTCGATGATCGGGCCGGGGACGAAGCCGCGGACCCGCTCGCGAAGGTGGCGCTTGCCGATCCGCTCGCTGGCCGGCAGGCTCAGGCCGTAATTGACGATCCGCAGGTCGGTGAACGGCGCCCGCGCCTCGATGCCCCATGCGCCGGCCATCTGGTCGTCCACGGCGAGCAGGTCCGGCAGGAGATCGTAGTCGTACTGGAGGGCTTCCTCGATGGTCGTCGGGTAGCCCTCGGGCAGGATGTAGTCCTCGTAGCCGACCGGCGGCGCCTCGCCCGCCACGATCATCTGCCGGGCGTAGCCGCCGAACAGTTCGTCCGACCCCTCGCCCGAGAGGGCCACCTTGATGCCTTGGCTCGCGAGGTACTTCGCGACCATGTACTGGCCGAAAGTCCCCATGCCCATGATCGGCGGCCGGAGGGCGGCCTTCATGCCGTCGAAGTTCTCGACGAAGTCCTGCGGCGCGATGAGGATGTCGTGGTGCTCGGGATGGGCGACGAGGTGAGCGTACTCGCGTTCGTCGAAGCCCGGCGTGTCATAGTAGCCGGTGAAGGTCGGGATATCCTGCGGCGCCAAGGCGGCGACCGTGGACGAATCCAGACCACCCGACAGGACGATCCCGGTCTGCCCGGCTGGTCCGATTCGGATGGCAATCGCCTGCTCGATGAGGTCGATCAGGTCCGTGGTAACGGGGGCTGCGAGTGCCATTACTTGACTCCTGAGAGGTGGGTGTACGTTTCTGAGACGCCGTTGGCGATGTACCAATCGACGGCCGCACGGATGCCGGTGACGAGAGGGGTCCGGGCTGTCCAGCCGAGTTCCTGCATCGTCTCCGTCGGATCGAGCAGGATCGTGGCCGCGTCGTCGGGACCTCGCGGGATACGGGTCGGCTCGTCGGACTGCCTCATTGCCAGCGCGACCTCGCGGTAGATGTCGTAGATCGCCACGTCACTGCCCGAGGCGACATGGTAGACGCCGCGGCCCTCGGTCGCGACCTTGACCGCGACCCGGACCAAGTCGTCGATGTAGACGAAGTCCCGGCGGCTATCGACCACCGTGCAGGTCTGCCCGGCCGCGAGACGCTGATAGAACGCGGGCACGGGCCCGGACAGGTTGCGCGGTCCGTAGATGTTCGCCAGCCGGAGCGACACGAACTCCACGCCGCTGTCGAAGATGTAGCGCTCGCCGGCCGTCTTGCTGACCGCGTAACTGCCGGTCGGTCGCAGGGGCGCGTCGGTCGCGACCGGGCTGTCTGGGTTCAGGCCATAGCACAGGCTGGTCTGGAAGTAGACGAGCCTGGCGCCGGATCGCTGGGCCTCGCGGACGACCTTGATCGTGCCGAGGACATTCGTCGAAGCGTCGCGCTCCCACTGCTCGCGGTCCTTGTAGCTCGCCGCGGCGTGGTAGATCACGTCCCAGTCATCCGCCGGAACGCCCTCGCGGATGTCGCCGAGGTAGAACTGGTGACCCTCCGGCCAGTTGGTCAGGCGGCCGGTCGAGAGGTCGTCGATCCCGGTGACCTCGTGGCCCTGCTCGATCAGTTCGTCGGCGATGTTCGAGGCAATGAACCCCGCACCGCCCGTCAATAGAACCTTCATCTGTCCCTCGTTAGACCGCAGACCAGCCCCACTCGAAGGTCTGGGTGTCGATTGCCCCGTCGGCCGCGTCGGCGGCCACTTGCTCCTGGAGGACGAGGTATCGCGTGTGATCCCCGGCCTCGTCGTAACTGCCAGCGTCGAACCAGTAGCGACGACCGTCGGCCATCGTTTCACGTGCAACAGTCGATTCACTGGCGGTTGGGGTTGCCGGGGTTTCGGTTGTGCCGATCTTCACGACCACGCCGTCCGGCAGGTCGCCGGTCCGCTCGACCCAGAAGTTCGACACGGTCTTGCCGTCGGCGGCATCGAGCCGGAGACGGAGCCATTTCTCGAACGAGTTGGAGCCCGGCGCGACCTTGTTCGTGCTCCGATTGGATGGACTGTTCTCGGCGCTGTCGATCGAGACGAGGTCGAAGCCGATCTGGGCCGAGCTTTCGGTGCCCGCCCCGGAACCGGTGTAGACCCTCATCGTGACCGTCGCGCTCATTCAGCCGTCGCTCGGGTCGTCGTCGGGCGCCTTGGGTTCCGTCACTTCGTCGTTCTTCGGCTCGACCGACTGATCCTCGTCCGGCATGGATGGCTGTTCGATCTCGATGTCGTCGGTCACGTCAAACCTCGTGAGCGTAGCTGGAGCGGATGTACTTGCCAGCCCGGCTGCCGCTCGTCAGCTTGACCAAGGATTGGCTCGTGTGGCCGGTCCACGGGTAAAGCCGGGGAGCCGTGCAGGACGCCGTGAAACCGCCCGTTCGAGCCACGACCGAGTCGGTGATCCGTCCATTGACGACGGTGTAGAGCCCGAACCGGCGGAACGTGTCGCCCGAAAGCGGCTGGACCGACGCCGTGTAGTTCGGTTCGTTGTCGCGGGTGAAGCTCGCGTAGACGAGGCCGTCGCCGAGGGCCTTGTACGTCGAGCCACCGATGTTGAGCTTGCCCGCGAACGTCCGAAGGAGCGACTGCGGGTAGACCTCGCCGTGGTACTTGTAGATGCCCGGCCGGCGCCCGTCAGCGAGCGGGTCCATCACCGCCCAGCCCGGCGGGACGAACACCGAATGGTTGCCGCCGAACGTCTCGGAGCCCGAGAACCGCGTCGCCCGGATCGGCGCGTACCAGCCTTGGAGAATGGCCGAGCGGCCCGAGTCAATGAGCCGAACGAACTCGCCCCATGTCAGGCGGTAGCGGGTATCCAGGTCCACCCCGATGTGTTCACGCAACGCCTGATCGACCTGGCCGAGCGTCGTCCCGCCCGAGGTGTCGCCGGTCCACGTCCGAATCGTGCTGGCCGATGGCTTCTTGGCGCCGCAGGTGTCGTCATCGGCGGCCTTGCCGGCAGACCAGCAGTTGCAGTTGAGGCCAGCGTACTTCGTCCCGTCGAGCTGGCCGACCCCAAAGGCGGGCGTGTAGCCGGGGCAGGTCACGACCCGACCGCATCATTCTCGACGGGGACGGGGTCCTCATCGTGGAGAGTCAGGCGGATGCACGTCTCGCACGACGGGTCACCGAGGGGGAGACTGTCGCGGGCATCCTTCGTCGTGACCGTCCGGCCACAGCGAGTCCGGTAAGTGTCGAAGGCCCGCGTCGGCATCAGGACGACGTGCCATGAACGGATGCGAACGTACATCATTCCCTCACTTCCACCATGACAGCGCACAACCATTCCAGCCGCCCGCATCGAGGGGCGGCCGGGTTTGCTCGGCGTTCACGACGAGGACCGGACTGACGGCCCTGCTGGCCGTGAAGGTGATCGTGTAGACGCCCGGCAGTCGGTCGAGCCAGTCCGCGACGACGCAGACCTCGTACGAATTGCGCGATGCCATCGGCCGCATCGCCACGACGGAGCCGTCTGGGTAGGTGACGGTCAAGTCGGCCGAACCCGAGCGGAACCCCATGTAGGCATGAATGTCCATGTTGCTCGAACCGCCCGGCGCGTTCGGGTTGACCGGACAGAGGTAGACCTCGGCGGTGAAGGTGCCGCCGAACTTGTCGGCGGTCCACGTCCGGTCCCAGTAGTTCTCGTCGGACAGGCACTCGACGCCGTCGGCGTCGGTCCAGCGGGGCGAGAAGCCGGACCAGGTCCAGGTCGAGAGGAGCATCTGGTTCGTCGGCTGCGCGGCGAGGCCGATCTGGGCGAGGAACAGGTAGGACGCAACGACCACGCCGACGATGAAGGCGAGTGCGATGCGGATCATGCGGCAGCCCCGACCACGGCGACAACCGGGTCGCCGACGGTGATCTCATAGTCCTCGCCGCTTGCCTGCGCCGGGTCGCGCCAGTCCCAGACGAGATGTCCGACCACGCCCGCCGCGCGCTGGGCGCTGATCTTCGCGGAGAGCAGGCTGGCTCGCTTGGCCTTGTCGCCAGCCGTGTCCGCGAGGTGGATGCCGACCTCCCCGACGAACAGGGGCTTGCCGAGCGCCGTGGCCTGAGCCAGCCGGGCGGCGAGGCCGTTCCACTGGTCGCCGGGCATCGCCTCGAAGGGGTGGCCGTAGTCGTGGTATTCGGCGAGGTCGAAGGTCGGGATGGCGAGGAGGTCCTGGTAGTTCGTGCCGCTCGACGTGCCGCCCTGGCCGGACGACATCGAGCCGAGGTTGAGGAGGTGGTTCGTATCGGCTGCCTTCACGACCGAACCCATGTCGATCGCCCACGCTCGGAACGTCTGCTCGACCGTCGAGGACATCGGGGCCTCGGCCTCGTTCATCAACTGCCACGCGAGGATCGTCGGGTTGTCCCGGTAACGGGTGACGACCTCGCGGACCCAGTCCCGGTACGAGACGAGCATTCCGGCCTCGCGGGCGGTGTAGACGGTCTTGTACCAGACCTCGTCCTTGTAGATGGGGCTGCCCGAGACGTTCTCGCAGTCGCCCCACTGGTTTGCGAGCGTCGCCACGACCCTGATGCCACGGGCTGCGCAGACGGCGAGCGTGTGATCGAACGCCGCCCAGTCGCGGACCCCGTTCGTCGTGGCGAGCTTCTGGAAGAACCACGCCCGGATCGTGTTGCCGCCGGCGTCCGCCAGCACCTTGTCGAGAGCACCGTCGGTGAAGCCGAGGTTATACCAGCAGTTGCCGCGGGAGTTCGCGTTGTAGACGTTGAAGCCACGGATGACGAAGGGCTGGCCGTCGAGCATGAGTTTCGCGCCGCTGCGGGTCACGAAGCCGGTCACGGGGACCGGTGCCGGAGCCGGGGCGGGGACGGGCTTTGGCCTCCGCGTCACCGGGTCGCGTCCCACTGGTTCTCGACCGCGTGGACGATTGCCTCGGCCAGGGTGCCCTCGAAGGCACAGGCCCGGCAGCGGAACCAGTCGCGCCCTCGGGCGACGAGCCAGCACTGGTGGCGATGATCGCTAGGCATCGGAACTTCCCTCATTCCGCGGTGCGACCTTCGCGTTGGCGTCGGCCGTTGCCGCGACAGTCTGCGCGTCGGCGGCGAGCTTTGCAAGCTGTTCTTCGCCGACGTACTCCTGCTTCGTCAAGTCGAGCAGGCCCTTGGGCGTCATCAGGAGGATGTGGTTGAAGATGTTGTTCTCGTCGTCGAGGGCCCCGAACGGCGCGCGGCCGTCCATGATCCGGGCCTCGTTGACGGTCTTCCAGGCCGTGCCGCCGACGGCGATCTTGTTGATGTCCGCCTTCTGCTTCGTCTCGTTGAGGTTGATCGCGGAGAAGGCGAATTTGAGGTTGTTCTCCTTGCCGCCGAAGCTCTCGTCCCAGACGATGTTGCGGGTCAGGTAGCGCTGGAACAGGTCGAGCAGGGGGCGGAGGCCGCGATCCTCGGTGTTCGTCGCCTGCTGCTCGGCCGACGAGCGGTTCACGTCGAAGGTGATGCCGAGGTCCATCGGGCTCAGGCCGTAGACGACGGCGATGCAACGCAGGAGCAAGTCCTCCCACTCGCGGAACTGCATGTCCTTGTTGCTCGTGCGGAACGCCATCCACGACGGGCTCTTGTAGCCGCCGATGATCTGGACCGCGCCACCCTCGGCCACGCGCTGGTTCCACTCGCCCTTGGCCTTGGCGACATCCTCGGGCAGCGCCGACTCGCCGATGTTCAGGACGCCGTCGGGAGCCGCGCCGAGGACCTGCCGGCGGTTGTAGTGCTGGTTCGCCAGCTCCGAATCGACGACAGTCTTCAGGACCTCGATCGGGCTGATCCCGATGGCCGAGATCGTCCGCGGGTTGTCCATCATGTAGAGCATGTCCTCGTTGCGGAACGAGGCGCGGACCTGCCCGTCGGGGATGTAGAAGTAGCGCTTGGCGTCCGGGGCGCCGGAGCCGTCCCAGCGCGGATCGACGGCGATGAACTCACCCGGCGTGGGCCAGATTTGGGCCAGTTCGCCGCTCGGGTAGCGGACCTTCTCGGCCGCCGCGCCGTCGAGGACGAGGATGTCCTCCAGCAACTCCTGGGCGAACGAGTGGAACGAATCCTGCCGGGCGTTGGGGCTTTCGAGGAGGTTCCTGATCCGCCGCGACAGGGCCTTGGACTGGCGGCCCTCCCGGTCGAACTGGACGATGTCCCAGTCGGCGGCGGCGATCTGCTCCCGCCTGATCTTGATGGCTGCCCGGACCCACGGGGTCAGCGACCACATCCGGTAGGTCGTGGCGCTGGACTGCCACTGGAGCGGCGCCTGCGTCCCGAGAAGGGTCAGCCCGGCGTTCGGGTAGGACGGCAGGTTGGCCGGGCTCGTTTTCGGCTCGGGCAGGCCCCGGAGGATCAGCGCGAGGCGCTTCCAGATCGGCAGCGGCGCCGGCGAGGGCTCGGGTTCGATGCCCGTCGTCGGCGGGAACCGGACGACCGCGGCTTCAGCCACGGAGGACACCGGACAGGACGGAGCGCGTGTAGTCGTTGAGGCGCTTCTGGTTCATCTGCGTCAGCGCCTCCTCGAAGGTCAGGCCCTCGGTGTTGATCCCGGCCAGCATGTCGGCCAGGTGGGCGGGAACGACCCGCGGGCCCTCGCGGAAGACGATCTCGCGGCCGGGCATCGGCATCGGGTCCATGACCGCGGCAGAGGCTCGTGGCGCCCCGGAGACCGTCGCCATCGAGCCCGACACCCCGCCGAGGTCCATCGCCAGCCCGAGGGCGTCCACGAGGTCGTCGTGGCCCTTCGGGAAGCCCAGCATCTCGCTCTCCAGCTCGCGGCCCTTCAGCGAGATGTGGTGGTGGACCCGGTGGCTCTCGTAGCGAGCTGCGGCAGCTCGGGCGCGGGTCCGCTTGTCGGTGTCGGTCCGCTTGCCGACGACCGGCAGGCTGGTCGAGCGGATGAGGTCCTGCACGAAGGTTGACTGGTGCTGGTTCGTCTCGATGACGATCCGGCTGACCGTGATGCCGTTCGCCTTGGCCCATGCGTAGCCCGCCTCGACGAACGCCCGGTGGCCGGAGTCCGTCTTCGTCCGCTCGGTGTGCATGACCCAGTGCTCGTGGCGGTCATCCTGGGCGACGATGGCGAGGCTCGTGAAGTCGGCCCGCTCCTTCTCCGAGGAGGCGAGGTCCACGCCCATCGTGAAGACGTACTGGCGATCCGCGGGCAGGTCCTCGAAATACTGGTCCTTCCACCAGTCGCGCTGGAAGATCATGCCGCCGCGGGACTGGATGTCGTTCAGGTAGGAGCAGGCGAAGTTGTCCCAGCCGACATCCTCGCGCTCGGCGTAGAGGCGTTCGAGGGGCCAGACCGCGGGCCAGTAGGAATGGTCGATCTCGTTCTCGTCAGTCGTCAGGGCCGGGATGACGAGGCTCGGCCACTTGTTGTCCTCGATGATCTTCTGGTAGAGGTCCTGCTCGACCCAGCGCGTCCCGATGACGAGGGTCGCGCAGCCCTCGGCCGCCTGCGTCGGCTTCAGGGTCTTCCAGAACCACGTCTCGATCTTCTCGCGCCGGTCGATCGTGTAGGTGTTGTTCTCGTCGAGGATGTCGTCGGCGAGGATCACGTCGAAGCGCTTGGACACGACGCCCGATGACTGGTCGGCGCCGGCTGCGACCATCGTCCGGTCCTTCGTCTTGTAGTGCGGGCTGTCCTTGCGCAACCACTCGCTGGCGGTCCACTTGAACCGACCGCGAAGGTTGCCGAAGACCTCCAGGCTCTCGGGCGTCTCGGAGACGACGTTCTGGATCGCGCCCGACATCGCCTCGGCCTTCTCCGCCTTCTGGGACAGCATCGCGATGCGGATGGCGGGCATGACCGCGACCAGCCAGCTCATCAGGCCCGTGTTGAGGACGGTCGTCTTGCCCGAGCCGCGCGGGGCGAGGATGATGCCCGACTTCTTCTCGCGGATGATCTGTAAAGCAAACTCGATCATCCGACGATGATGCTCGGCGAGCGTCACCCCGAAGACGTACTCGATGTAATGCACCGGGTCGGTCTTGGCGAGAACTCGCTGGGCCTGACGGCGCAGGAGTTCGAGCGCGTTGCGATCAGGTGGCTGGTTCGGGCTCAACATCGCCGGGGTTCAGGAGGCGCTTGATCTCGACCATCGCCGCCTTCGCCATGTCCTCGTCCATCTCGGATGCCTGACCGTCGATCACCTGCGCCGGGCGCCCTGCATTACGGACATCCGCGAACTCCTGGCGCATGACGCCGATCCACTCGATGGCGTCCTTGCTGCTGATCTTGACCTTGGGCGGCAGGGGGTTGCCCTGTTCATCGACCGGTGCGAGCAGGGCGATGAAGTTGTCGAGCGCGGCGTTGGCCGTCTGCATCCGCTTTTCTCGGTTCTCGGTCTCGAAGGCCGCCCACTTGTCGGCCAGCGCGGAGAGGGTCCGATCACCGAGGCGGCGGCGGAACTCCTCGCGCTCCTCGTACCACGACATCTCGTTGTCGGAGCCCGCGGCCTTGGCCGCCAGCGCGGCCCTGGAGCAGCCGATCTTCTCGGCCAGTTCGGAGAGGGTCGGGGGCGGCTCGCCGAAGACGTACTCGCGCTTTGCGGCAACGTAGTCGATGGAGGGATTTCGCGTCATTCGTCGTTCCCTCCTTCCACTCACTGACACTGACACCCTCCATAGAGGACTGACTGTCAGTGTCAGTCCGTACTATGGGGGAGATTGACACTGTCAGGACTGACACTGTCAGTAGGTGTCAATCATCCTGCTTTACACGGGCATTCGGGAGGAGTTCCCACTTGCCCGACGGCAGACGGTTGAACCAGTTGCCGTTCTTGCCGGAGTACCTGTAAAGCACACGCTCGACAGACTGCTTCTTCTGGCCGATCTGGGCGGCGATCTCATCGACCAGTTGGTGCTCGACCAGCAGCACGTCCCTGATCTGCTCCCGAAGCGGAGCGCCGCCATAGGGCATTCCCGGCGACCCGTAGCCGGGCGTCTTGGCGATCTCGTCGGCATGGAAGGTGATCGTGTCGTAGGAGCCGTCGGCCTTAGGCCACGGCGGCTCGTACTCGACCCTGATCGCCTGGTCGGGCTGCCGCGGCGCCAGGGCGTCGGACTTCGTGTTGCGGACCACGAGGACCCGCGTGCCTGGCTCCTCGCTCTGCACGTCCACGGCGTACGAGCCGCGGGCGTTGTCGCGCTTGCGGACGGAGCCGAACTCGCGCTGGGCGCCGCCCTTCATGTTGTCGCCGGTCACGTGGTCGATGAGGATGTTCGTCGTGCCGAACGTCCGCAGGATTTCGTAGACCTCGTCCACGGGCCCGGTGATGTTCTCACCGAAGTTGCGAGCTGCCCGGCCCATCGGGCTGACGATCAGCAGCTCGACCTCGTTCTGGGCGATGTACGAGCCGATCTCGTCGGCGACATCGTGGAGCGGCCGGGTCATCCGCTTGTAGTGGTAGCCGCCCGGCAGGTCCACGTCGTACGCCGCGCAGATGGCCGAGAGGCGGACCGTCTCCTCCTCCTCGCCCTCGTCCCAGTCGCAGATCAGGACCGAGAAGCGGCGGGTCGGGAGCCAACCCGGCACGACCTCGATGCCGGCGCAGGCCGAGACGATCAGGCCGTCGGCGATGGTCGTCTTGCCCGCGGAGCCGGGGCCGAACAGGGACATCGTCCGGCCGCCCCGGACGCGGCCCTCGAAGATGTAGTCGGGCGTCGAGCGGAGGATCGGCCGGAAGACCGAGGCGTACGTCCCGTTGCCGCCGCCGACGTTGGCTTCCTTCGCCATCTTGATGAGGTAGGTCAGGCGCCGGTCCCAGTCGGCCTTGGCCCCGCCGAGGGTGTCTTCGAGGCGCTTGATCGCCTGGTTGAAGTTCGTCCCGCCGTTCGTCCCGATCGTGTGGGAGAAGACGAACCAGTTGAGGTTGCCGAACGCCGCGTCGTGGCCCGGTGCGTAGACTTCGAGCAGGGCCGATGGGTTGGAATCGCCGAAGTCCAGACGAGACAGCGCCAGCCGCCACTCGGGATCGCCGGCCGCCGTCTTCGTGGCCGCGGCGAGGCCCCATGACCGAAAGCCCATCTTGATGAACTCGCACTCGTGGAGCGGGTCGCCGGGTGCCGGTGTCCATCTCCCGGCCGCGGCATCCTCGCGCCACTGCTCGGCGACGGTGGTCACGAGTGCCCTTCGGCTTCGTAGGCCGAGCGGATCGTGGCCTTCGCCTCGTGGTCTTCGAGCCCGACGGACTTGCCGACGGCCAGGAGTTCGGCCCCGGCGTAGCGGGCCGGGATGCCCTCCTCCAGCGCCCGCCGCATGGCCCAGTAGAGGTAGTTGTTGCGGCGCCCCTCGCCGGCGGTTCGGAGCGCGGCGGAGAGGACTTCGAGGCGCCTGATCCCCTGCTCGACATCGGTGATCCGGGTGGCGAACTTATGGGGGCCCGTCCGGGGCCGTTCGAGCAGGTGCAGCAGCGCCGGGATCGCCGGTGAGACCGCCATCGCGGGCGTCCGGGTGATCCACCGCCACTGGCCCTGCGAGCCCGCCTTGTCGATGAAGATCGAGGGGCTGACGACGATGAAGCCGCCCGTGGACTTCAACTCGCCGATGTGCGTGCCGTCGAGGTAGAGGTTGCGCGATCCAGCCACGCCGGTCGGTTCGGTCAGGTAGTGCCAGCCGCCGCGGGCCGTCTGGGCGAGCGGCCCTTCCGGCAGCGTCACGCCCTTCGCGGCGAGGTAGGTCGTGAAGCGGTCGAGATGCGCGGCCTCGATGTCCCAGGCGTCGAACGCCTCGCCGCAGACGACGCCGATGTTCCGGTCCGGCGCGGCGTCCCAGTATTGGTGGATGAGCTTCGGGTCCGTGGTCGCCCCGGTCGGCCAGCCGTCGTAGATCGGACGCTTTTCCTGCGGCCACAGCGGGAACACCCGCCAAGAGACTTTTGCGTAGGCCAGCGCCCAATCGGCGGTGGCGGTCATCGAACCAACTTCGTCATAGGTGACGGTCCTCGGTACAGGAGCGGGTTGGAGCCGGGAGGTACCGCTCCCGACTCCGCGCCCGCAGATCGCAGCGGCCTCGCGACTGGCCCGCCGTTTCGTAGGTTACACCCGCATATCAGCCGCGGGAAGCCCCTAGATTCCGTCGGGCGATTCCGCCTCCCGCCGCGCATCCGCGGCCCGGCGAATGGCCGCCACCCAGCGGTTCGTGACCCACCGCCGGATCGGGCCCGGTGTCAGGTGCGAGCGCCAGATCGTCAGGGCCAGGAGGTGCCAGAGGGCAGGCTCGGCCGCGAATGTGGCGTCGGGATGCCGGGGAAGTCTCATGTCGGCGGGGACAGCAAAGCAGCAGTCCACAGACCCACGCAACTCGTGGGGAGACGAAGCTCGCTCGCGATCCTACAGTGCGCTGTCATCTGAATGCAAGCCCCGTGCTAGTCGCAGGCCAGAATGATGCGCTTCCGGTCCAGATCGAACACGACATCGCGGACGTGGCCCATCTGCCCGAGGTCGGCCTTCACCGTCTGGCCGGCGATCGGCAGCGGCCAGTTGGGCGGCCAGTCGAGTTCGACCTCCTCGCCCGGCTGGCCGTGGCCGCGCTTCAGCTTGAAGAACACCGGCAGCGGCTCGAACCCGAGACTGACGAAGCCGCCCGCGGCCGGGTCCTCGACCTCGGCGCCGATGGTCCTCCCCGGCAGCGTGCCGGACGGCAGGAGGTCGGGTTCGAGGGGCGCCGCGTACGGAACCCTGACGATCTCCGGTTTCGGTAAATCGGCAGCGTGGGATTTCCTCCTTCGATTGCAGTCGGGCGCGGCACAGCGTCCGAACGGACCCCCCGGCTGGTAGGCGTGATCGACGATCCTCGTCCTCATTCGATCTCGATCCACGGCTGGGTCAGGTCCGCGTGGCGCTCGGTGACGGCGATCGACATGACCGAGCAGTCGGTCACGACGTTCCGAGCGCGCTCGACCTCGTGCTCGATCCTGCTGACCATGATGCCGATCGCGAGGTGTTTCTGGGGCGACTCGAAGGCGCTCAGTTCGCCCTTGACGGTCAGACTGCCGTCCGTCTCGCGGCTGATCCGGCCGTGGCCGACGACCTGGTCGTAGTGGAAGTCGCGATAGATCGGGACCACGAGGTCGGGGTCGAATCGCACGCCCGCCGGGTCGATGTAGCGGCCGTCCCGGTCCTGCTGGGCTTCGAGGGCCTTCACGAGCACGCCGCGGAACTTCATCCGATCTCCCTCAGCTCCCACGAGTACGAGATCACGCCCAGCAGGGCGGTCCCGATCAGGGCACCGACGATGACCGACACGAGGTCGCCCGCGGTCAGGACGGCCCAGAGCGCGCCGAAGATGCCCCCGAAGATCGCGAACACGATCGTCCCCAGCCGGCTCATCGCTTCGTCTCCTTCGCAACCTGGCAGGCCCAGCAGCGGGTCTCGATCAGGCCCTTCCGGGTGCCGGCCTCGACGACATGGACCTTGCGCGCGGCCAGCGGGTGGCCGCACCTCATCTTGGGCGGGTCGTCAATCCAGTCGCGCATCGTCTCCCTCCTCGGCATCCTCGGGGGTCCATTCGGCGGGCCCCTCGTCGGTCAGAAC